CAGAAAGTCCGTTTGGCCATAACTGTCTGGCTTCAAGATGAAACTCAGAAGTTCCGTGATATCATCACCCATGGTCTCCGTAGTCCTCATTTCCCTTCTGAAATGAAGACAATGGAACTTTGGAGTGCTGTGTATTACGAAGACTTTCGAATGGCCCTTGCCACACTTGAAGACAATCGACATGTTAAAATAACGGAATTTAAAGCCGGGCTCCAACGCACTAAACTTATTTCCGATGCCATATACGCCATGACGCATGGTGCCGAAGGTTTTGTCGCTCCAATACCTACTGTTGAGTCACTTCTCCAGTTGGAAGAGAACAAACTCAAGACACCTATTGATCCCAAAGGCGAAGCTTTGCTTGATCCGGAAGGCATCCTCACGGCCGCCATCGACTCGATTGGTGGCACTAAGGAGGGCTCAATCGGTGAGGCTCTTGAAAAGGCCGGAAATGTTCATGACCTTCTTGATGTAATTGAGGAACCATCTGATGACGAATGGAGCATGGTCAATATGCTCAAACTTGTCAAGCAATGGCGTTCCAAATTGGTCATTTGGATGCGGGAAACCCATAAGAATATTGAGTGGAAAACCGTGGGGGCTATTGCGGCCGTGGCACTTTTGTGCATGACGGCTGGAATTGCTCTCTATTTCTTCCTCAAGATTCTTAGATCCCGTAGGAAAAGGGAACTTAGTGCTGTGATTAATGAACACAAGTGGCCCGGTAAAGTTGTTCCTGAAGGGATGACTACAAATGTCCCTGGAAACCCCCGTGTGAATCCTATCCGGTTTTATTTCCGGGGTGGCCCTAACAATGAGAAATATTGTTTAGTCACCTTGTGGAAAAAGGGTCCTGGTTTCCTTTACAACATTACCCAACGCACGCAGCTCCCAGGTTGTGCGTGGCACCCAGTGGATAAGGAAGGTCTGGATGTTCCTCTCCACATTCGTCCTTGGCGTGTGGTATGTTCTTCTCTCATTAATACTGAAGGGAGGACACGCACCAAGCGCAAGCCCAAAGCTCCTAGTAAGTTAAGAAACAAGAAGGAAAACGTCAATGGCAATGGAAACAAAGTCGAGACGGGTGGTTCCTCTGATACTGATGCTGACTATGAGCGTAAGGACGCCGACGAAATAATCATCCAACAGCTCCAGGTTCAACAGGAGCGCGATGAAGATGCCCGCCAGTACGAAGATGATTCTCGACGCGACTGGCACCTCTATGAGGATAACGAGTTTGAAGCCCTCACTCGCGGTCAAGGAGTTCGCGAAAGCGATTCCGATAGTGATGCTGATGATGAGCGTGAAGCCATAGGCTGGGACTCTAAAGCCCAAATCTACATCGATCAAGGTCCAAAGAACCGAAAGAACTGGTCCGATTATATGTCTAACAAAGCTACCCCGTGGTCTGAAATCGAAGACTCTGACATCGAAGACGAATCCCTTGCGAAACAGGGTACGTTTTCTCCCGGTCAGTCCGTCGTCCACGTTGGTGTTCCGAAGGGACAAGTCGAAGTTCCAGTACCTCCACCTCAGGCTCCTCCTATGGTGCGGGATGTTGGTAGTGTTGGTGACCCAATCACTGAAAACACGCCCACCCCTAAGAAGGTTAAGTTTCGTACTTTGGCTAATCAGCCCCCTAGGCTTTTCTCATTGAAGCCTTCTGAAACCCCTCCTTGCCTGGTCAATGCTAATAACTTGACCATAGCTCAGATCTGTCCTTCTCCCGAAAGCAGTCAATTGCCCCAAATTGAACCCGTTCAACTGGACCAACCAGAATTGAATCCCGTTCACGGCAAAAATGCTGGGAAACAAGAAGCAAGTGAGAATCCAAATCCAACGGTCGAACCTCCCGTAAAGAAAAGGAAGAAGAAGAATAAGATTCCTGGTGAGCCCATCACCTCTTCGATTTCTCAAACCTCTTCTGGGACTGACGACCGCCGTCAACCCTGTGCAATTAAAATTCAACCAATCCTCGTAGTTGATTCTGCCGTTAAAAGTGAATCAGCAATTGGAGGCAGTCCCTTGTGTGAGTGGGCGAAAGTTCAAAATTTCGTCTTCCCGCTCTATTGCCATAAAGGTAATCTCAAGAAGGATTCGGTTAACACGTTCATTGGAAATATATCCCCAATTGGAAATTTCATGAAGACGTGTCGCCATGTTGCACAAGATGGAATGCGTCTTGGAGATGGGTTTCATATCCTCTGGAAGGAGAGAAGGTACCCCGTGAAGTATATCATGTGCGAGCAAGAGCTTGACTTTGCGTGGTTTGAAAAACCCTCCATTCCAGGGTTGTCCCTCTCTGGTAATCCAGTGGCTTGGAACCAGAGCGCCATTGCCTCAGGTATAATCCATTTGGTTGGGTACCTCCCTAAGGGCAAAGATGGTGCTCCGTTGCTGTATATCAGTTCCGGCCAACAATTTGGCGGTGAACCAGGAAAAAGGTTCGAACACTGGTGCGGCTCGGAGAGTGGATTGAGCGCTAGTGTCTTGTTGAATTCAAAATGGCAGGACATTGGTCTCCACGAAGGAGGACATCGCCAACATCAAAGCAATGTTGGTCACCATTATACAGAGACCCTGCAGCGGAAGGCTCTGATGACCCCGGCGGAGTTGAGAGCTTCAGCGCTTCCACCTCCCCCAGTCGATGATTTGGGAAAATAATGGACGGGCTGCTGGACATAAGTCCAGCACCCGGGTTGCTGTTTGAGTGGGCCGATCATATCGGTGCCCTCACAGACATCCCGGGCCGGGAAAGCCCGTTAGTCGCTCTTTGTGAAGAGAAGCCCCGGACGCTCTTCAAGCTCAATCGAATGGTTCCGTCCAAAGAAAATACATTCGAAGATCCCTTGTTTCGTCAGTTTCTCAGAGAAACTGAGACTGATGTTCCTCTTCCAGAATATCAGCATTCGCACAGCAGCATGTCTCAGACAGCGTGGCAGAAAGCAATCGCCGGTTATCACCGATCCCTACCCATCGTAGAGGTTGACGAGGATTTTACCCTAGCGGAGGAATGGCTGTATCAAATAGTCAAACCCCTGGTAGGGCATACCCGCGTCCTTCCGATGTGGCAGGTCAAGGAGAAAACCCAATTGGGCCGTTCACCTGGTCCATTGTTTCGCGATGTTGCCGCCACCAAAGCTGAATTTCTAGACAATCCAGACTCCATGGCTTATTTTCAGGAGTATTGTGACGCCAGTGTTGATCCCGGTGGTATGGCCTCCCTTTGGGGGTGCCAACTTAAGGATGAACTACGTCTCGATGAGAAAGTTAAAGCTGATAAGACCCGTCTTTTTATCATCGCTCCCACAGAACATCTTCTGGTTAGTAACTCACTGTCCCTGGACTTTAACGAGCGTATAATGGATAAAGCCAAGACCCTCGAAAGCCCCATTCTGGTTGGGATGCCTACTATTGGCGTCTACTACGACCAGTTGGGTAGAGAAGTGAGTGAATATACAGTTCGTATGTGTATGGATGTTGCCAAGTATGACGCCTCCACTCCGAACCCGTCTATGAAAATGTGCGCCCGCATCCGTTACAGGTGCATGCACACGGATTTCCAGACTTTTAGTGTCTTATGCCAGTTCGCCAACGTCTATCGATGTGTTATATTCACTTGGGTGATGCTCCCTGATGGCTCAGTTGTCATTTTTTGGCACGAGCCGTCGGGTACCGGCAACACCGCAATGGACAATAGCATGATCCTTATGCACTCGATAATGTACGTGTGGTTGAAGAACGGTGGTTCTCGGGATTTCGACGATTTTAGGCGCTTCGTTTATATGCGCGTTTTTGGTGACGATTCTCTTCTCGCCACCGTCGAAAAGTATATATCCATTCTTGGACCCGAAGCTCTGCAGAAAGGCATGCGTTTATTGGGCTTTGAGCTTGAGTTCAGCCCTAGTCTCGAATTCCTTGGTCATTTTATATTGTGGGACCGTACACTCCATTCGTATGTACCGTCTTTTCCTTACCACAAAGTGGTTGCGAGTCTTTGCTATCATGGTAAACACGATCTGCTGGGGCTTATTTCGAA